ACTGCACTACCATCAATAGTGTTAGAGCCTTTTAAATATTCACGTCTAAATTGACCAGATGACATTTGAGCATAAACGTTGTTTTGAATGAACCTCCATTTTCCTTCTGACAAAAATAATCTTGCACCCCAAACTCGGCAAATTCTGTCAAGCATTTCAAACGAACTGATTGTGATTGCTTCTCCTTGAACAACCTCTTTGAAGGCTCTAAAAATGCAACCGCTTTGTCTTAATGGATCAACACTTTGAGCGACTGATGGCATTGTGTCAGTTGACCAGTTGCACATTGTATATAGAAATCTATCTGATGCACTCCAGCAAAAGGAAGTCCCTACATCATTTAATAAACATTGTCTTATGTAATCAACAAAGGAAGTCAATTGATTGAGTGTATAAGTGTTGTTGTCATCAACTTTTACATCTTCCAATTGGGCTAGTCCGTCTGTTGCTGTCAACGTTGCTTTTGTTCCAGCTTCAAATGAAAGGTTTTGCTCGGAACTAACATCAGAAAGAATATTCCCACACCACCAGTTTTCATATCCAGAGCCAACACTCAAAGACTCTAGAATTTCAATTTGAAATCTTTTATAAGGTGCATTTCTAATATCTTCAATGAAAGTTTCATCAGCTGTGCTTCTGGGTACAATGTCAAAAGTGACAAAAGACGGAATCACTCCAGTAAATCTTGTTCTGTTTTTGCATTGATATTCTAGATCAAAACCTCTAGAAGAAACAGTGAACTCTGTTGCTGTTCCAGAGAAGTCAGAGTCGTAGATGTTTAACTTATAAAATCTTCCTAAATCATTCTGAAAGATTGCTTCTTTTCTTAATCCCATTAATAGCCTCTTGTTCTGTTTCTATTTCCTTTAGCTCTGTCGCTTGAAAGTAAAATGTCAGCACCGCTGATTCTTCCAAAGACTTCAGTTGCTCCACCTCCACTCTTTACAATCATGTTCTGTAATTTATCTAAAGGAGCGATGACTTCTGGATTGCTCATTGTTGTGCCTCTACCTTCTCCGACCATAGCAATTGTTGGACCA